AGTTCTTTTCCGAACCGGTTAAAACAAACAACCGCAATTCATCAACCTTGCCAAACCCTGCCCCGTTGCCTTCCGTTACGGTAAATGGCTGGGCTAGCCATATAGCCGGGAACTTATTCAAGTACTTAGTACGGCTTTCGCTATACTGTTGTAGCGTTTCATTAAGCTCTAAAACCGAACCGTAGTGAAAAGCCACCGTCTTGCCTATTTCGGTGTTGATGGCTGTCGATACCCTGCTTACAATATCAGTAAACACGTCCACTATTATATATGGCGGACGGTTCATATATTAAAAGTATTGATAGGGTGAAACACATCTTCATCTAGTTTGCAATACTTAAACCATTCAGGGTACTCGGCTTGGTTGGCATGAATGAAATTGACAAACTCATTATTCATCAAAAACATTTTATGCCATGCGTTTGCCATCTTCGTTCCGGCACTTGCAGCCTCACTATTTACCTGCTTCGTTTTTACTTCACCAGTGCCGCCAGTGTTACTCACTTGGCTTCTTTGATATGTGTAATAAACGTAATTAGCAATAGGGCTTTTCGGCACCATGTTCGTTCCCGTAGTGGTGATTGCAAAAGGGCTCGATGGGTAATAAAAAAAAGTGTCGCCATTCGTGAAACGTAACCCATTCAAAAGGGTCAAAACATTTCCGCTTACACTAAATTCATTGGCTCTCAATGGGCCATAAGCACGCTGGATAAAAACAAAATTAGTACCTACCAACTCGGCTGGAATGCTAGTAGTAGCGGCATTATTAGCCGGGTCGTAAGTTTGCCCACGGCCTACCACTATCTCAATCTGTGCCTGCGTTTCGGTTACGGTAACCGTTCCTGCATCCCTTATTAACCCCTTCCACTTTTGCAAATTGCCACTTAAGTCGGTGTACTCCTTGCCCGTTAAAATATCCAACCATTTATTTGGTGCTGGCAAAACGATACCTGCAAGAAATAGCTTATATGTTTCATATCCCATTAATGCTTCCAGATATTCCGGCTCGCATTGTTCAATGTACCCATCTAACTTATCCTGCACGGCTTCGCTATCCAGTTGACCTATTGACAGGTCGCCAAAAAAATATGAATGGTTAATTATCATTATTTAACGATTGAGCCTTTGCCCATTTTTTCTGCCACGGCGGCGTCTATTACATGCATGTCTATTACGGAACCTTCCGGTAAATGCTTTGTGCCTTTGAACTCCTTACCATACGCAACTTTAAACTTTGCCCGGTCGGAATAATTAAAAGCCACTATTTTTTCACCATCTGCGAACCCCGTAAGATTGTCCGCTATAATTTCTTTTCCGGCTTGTACTTCAAGCTCTCCTACTGTGGTTACTACCTTTGCCATTTTGATTGTTTTAATTTTTAAAATAGGGTGGACGTGTTACCGCCCACCCGTTAAATTATGCTGTTTCGATACTTGCTTTGATAGCGGCAAAATCGCCATAAACCAAACCTGCTTTACGGGCTGTTGGGATATAGCTGTAGAAATACTGTTCTACAACAAGGCTGTATTGGTTCCGGTCAAAGTCATCGTTAGAATAACCGATACGTACAACCAGGTCGCCTTTCAGCAATACCTTGTAAACGCTACCATCACCGATAAAGAACTTACCAACTCCCACCGATGGGTGTTTGATAATCTTTAAGCTACCAGCGGCTATCTCATTGAGTACCGGCATGTAGTCGATATACTGATTAGTGGTGTCCTTTGAGGTAGCAGAAATAATACCCCTGTTATTGTTCATCACTAACACGTTTGGCGTGTAGTAAGCGTTACCCAGCTGCCCTGCGGCGGCTGCAATGGCATCCCAATCGGTAGCGTTATTGATAGTACCTACCAGGCCTGCATTGCTGTAAGCCGTGGCGTTGGCTATCATATCTGTTAAGATTAGGTCGTTCATTGCATTGCGGCAATCAATGGACATAAGGTCTTTGATAGTGCTTACCAAACGTGGAAAATCGTTATTAAACTCTTCTGTAATCTTTGCCCGGCCTGCCACTTTGCGGTAGTCGCTGCTTGTGCGGTTAAAGGTGTACATGTTCAAAGGCTTTACGGCACCTTCTGCGGTTACGGCAAATGCTCCCTGCTTAGGTACTTCGTCAAACCATGCTAAAGAAGATGCAAGGGTATTGCCTACACTTACAAAGTCCAATATCCACGGACGATCCCTTTGGATAGTTTCGATTGAATCGCTTTCAGATCCACCACGAAGTATAGCCGCTGCGGTAACCGATTCTGTTATTGATGCGTTGGCACCGGCCGTAGTGGTGTTATGAACATCGGCTGCTTTTGCCACAAGGTTCATCTTGCCGTTTTTATCGGCTTTGTAACCTAAACGAATCTCAACCTGTCCTGTCTTTTGTGCGTACACACGGGCAATTTCACTTTTAACGGATTCCAAAACGGTCATAACGCTGTCACCACTTGTTACGGTAGTTTGCATCTTTCTTTGAAGATCCTCAATAGTGTCGCCTTGTGTTTTCAGAATGCCGATAAGTTTTTCGTTTTCTGCTTTTATGGTCGCTTCAATAGCTTTTACCGACTCAGCACTTGCACCGCTTTTAGATGCTTCCTCAAAAGCGTTCAACTTGTTTTGCAATGGTTCGGTGGCGGCTTTAATTTGTGCGGCCACATCTGCCCCTACTTTGTCTACAAGGGCTTTGTACTCTACTTCGTTCATTTTACTTTAATTTAATGTTTAATAAATGTTGTTTGTTTTATTGCTTCCAACAGATTGAATTGCGGCTCGTCTGGAGTGGAATTATCCGGCTCCATCTTAGTGCTATCTGATTGTACTAATAGTGTTGGTGTCATTGAGTTGCTGCCAAATAATACGGCGGAACCCTCGACAATTTTTGCCTCCAAAACCGCCCAGAAATAGCCTTCATCTTCGGCTTCTTTGCGGTTGGCCACTTGTTCTATATACTTATCCCAGTTTTCTTTTTGCACCGAGTAGTCATCGTCATTGATACATGTAAGTATTTTTGTATATATCATTCCAACGGAATGTTGCTTAACGTACTCTTTGGCATATTGAGAAAACATATATTCATTTCTTACCTTATCTATTGAACCAGTAAAAACTAAAGCCTCCGTATATCCCGGCATGTTTACGCCTATTTCAGTCCATGGTATTAATTTGGTTTCGCCCATGCAGCTTTCAGCTATCACATCTTCGAATCCACGGCGGTGTTCTTTCAGCAGATAAAAACCGTTTTTTTTATTGTCATTGATTGACTTTTTCCAAAGGCCAGGAATATGGCAATCGCCGTGGGAATCGAGCAAGTTAGTTGTGTTGATAACCACCGATACCTTTAGTTTAGTAGGGTCGGCTTGTACGGTATCAAAATCGGCCTTTGAAACAATCGCACCTTTATCGGTCACATAGGAAGCGGAATGAATAATGCTATCAGCTTTTTTAACCTCACTTTTTTTTGCGTGGATAATCAGGCTTTCATTTTTCACCATGAAGTCAAACAGGGCTTTGCCTGTTAAGTCATTCGGGATAATAGATGGTTTCATTTGGTTATTATTTTGCCTGCTTTTACTGCTTTTTCTTTTTCTTTGATAGCCTTTTCAATGGCTGCTTTATCAATTGGTTTCTTGTCCATCTGTTTCAGTTTGTGCCGGTGTTACGGCTGGTTTCATTGGTGCAGGGCTTGCCCCGAACTTCCACCCCAATGCTGATAATTCGTAATATCGTAATCCCCCAAATTCGCTGCCCATTGGTTGTTCGCCGTTTAGTTCCATCCACCTGTCAAGGGTCAGCATGTTGTGTAAGAACTCAATTTGATAGGCGTTATTACCTGCCAATCTTGCTTGTGCCTTGCTTAATGCATCCTCTTGTAATTCGGGCAAATGGCTAAAATCATTCTCTATTAAAATATTATAGGTAGCCGTCGAGAACCAATTATTCCATTGTTCGTAAATAGACTTTGAAACAGGTATAATAAACTTTGTATATAAAGACTTCCCAGCCGTGTTGCCGTTGCTAAATGTTACACCCTTTTCATTACTTAGCAGCTCGTATGGATAGCCTAACCCATCACATATAGCAGTAGATGCCATCTTTACACCCTCTGGTATCTTTAGGCTGTCAATTGGGTAGTTCATTGCTTGCCAGTTTAAATCTGCATTGCTTAGTATGAACTTCTTTTGCCCAAATCCTAAACCGTACCCATCCAATGTTTTTTGCAGTTCGTCTTTTTCAGATTTCTGCAATGGCACCGCACCGTTTACATCGCTTGTCCTATTGCCTATTATACCCAACGGCGTATTATCGAACCCGCTATTCATTGCCCTATACCCCTTTATTACAGTTTCAATAGGCGTCTTTAAAGCCCGTAATCTGGAATCTGGAATAACCGAAAAGCCACACGCCGGGGTGAAGTCCTTTAATATTATCAGTTCATCCCAATTTAAATATGTTTCCTCATTTCCATATTTTAATTTTATACTATGAATAGGGCTTTCGCCGTTAAACCAAATCTTTTCACGTTCCTTTATCTCAATGAGCGAAGGCGGAATGATCCACAAATACTGCGTATCAATGTTTTCAAACCCCGACGGCTTTATTGGAATATTGCACAAAATCCATATATCTGATAATATATATAGTATTGAGCCTCGAACTGCGACCAACTTTGTAATGGGTTCGGACGGGACATTAACGCCCTTATTTTCTTTGCCGCTTCGTTATCACTTTCCTTGCCTTTAGCCTTGCCGGTGGTGTTTAATATCTTCGTTTCGCCGTTTATATAGGCCTCCGCCTTTCTGTTACAGATACTTGCTACGGTCGGGCAAAATTGATAGGCCTGCCAGTACCATTCCGTGTTTATATTGCCTACGTACAAATCAATTTCGGGACTTCCACCCATGCCAAAATACCAGTTACCGCCACTCATGCCACGGTAATCACCAGCCCCTACTATTTGGGTGCTGCTTCGTAAACCTCCCGATATGTTACTTAATAAACTCATTCGTTAGGCTTGTTTATTGGTTGGCTCCAGTAGCCCGTTCTTTTGATATTACCCACCCATGCAGCTACCAATGTAATCAGTACCATAAGCCATGATAGGATTGATAGCAGGATATTAAAGGCTTTCATTCCGTGTGTGTAGGCTTGCCCTTCGCTTATATGGTCAATTTTTAGCATCCAATAAGACAGGATGGAGCCGATAAAGTAAGCCGCTGATAAAATGATTATTGCCATGGTGTGAAATAAAAAAAAGCCGATACAGTTAAGTACCGGCTTTCAATGAAGCTCTCTTTTAAATATGAATAAATCCCTATGCTTTCCCTATTATCTCAATTGTTTCTTTGGTAGAAAAAACCTTTTGCACCGTTATTAGGTTTCGGCTTCCACATTTGGGGCAATCTTTTGAAACGCTGCCCTCTTGAATGTGGCCAAATAATAACACCTTTTGGCAGTTTTTGCAACAATATTTTTTTTGTTCTGCCATATTGGTTTCAAAAGTACAATAATTTTATATTTAATGAAATATTTTTTATCTGGGTTGCCATCCGCCAGGTTTAAATATCGGCTGTGATCTGATCATTTGTATTTGAGAACCGGTCATCATTGCCTGTATTGC